ATTCATTGACTACAACATCATGGACGTTGAACTAGTCGATAGACTAGATGACAAGATGAAACTAATCGACTTGCTTCTTACTATGACGTATGAGGCAAAAGTCAACATGTCAGATGCATTCACATCCGTGAAGTATTGGGACGTACTAATTTACAATCACTTACTCAAACGTAAAATCGTTATCCCCCAGAAACGTAGTAACGAGTCTAAGGGCGAGAAGTACATTGGTGCATATGTAAAAGATCCACAAGTGGGAGAACACAAATGGGTTCTGTCTTTTGACTTGAACTCTCTGTATCCACACTTGATTATGCAATACAACATTTCCCCAGAAACACTTCTTCCCAAAACTATGGGATTTGATTCTGACAAATCTGTTGATGAGTTGTTGCAAAAACAACATGACTTATCTCCACTGAAACCAGCATCTGTCACTTGTACACCAAACGGTGCTTTGTTCAGAACCAAACAACAGGGATTCTTGCCTGAGATGATGCAAGAGATGTACAATGATCGTACTATCTACAAGAAAAAGATGTTGACTGCAAAACAACAATATGAAGATACAAAAGATCCAAAGTATCTCAACGATGTATCTCGTTATCAAAACATCCAGATGGCACGAAAGATTTCCTTGAACTCTGCTTATGGTGCGATTGGTAATGAATGGTTCAGATACTATGACTTGCGTATTGCAGAAGGTATTACTACTTCTGGACAATTATCTATTCGGTGGATTGAACAAGCACTGAATGGTTACTTAAATAAACTATTAAAGAGTGAAGGAGTTGATTATGTTATTGCATCGGATACGGATTCAGTATACATTAGGTTTGACGAGCTTATTAATAAAGTGCTACCGAAGAGAACAGATGAGTCGGAGAGTGCGTATCGTGGGAGGGCGGTGGATTTCCTTGATAGAATTGCTCAAGAGAAAATCGAACCTTTTATTGATAAGAGTTATCAAGATCTTGCTACTTATGTAAATGCATTCGACCAGAAGATGCAAATGAAACGTGAGGTTATCGCTGACAAAGGCATCTGGACTGCGAAGAAAAGATACATTCTAAATGCATGGGATGTTGAGGGTGTACGTTATCACGAACCCTCTCTGAAGATTATGGGTATTGAGGCAGTCAAGTCTTCTACTCCTGCCCCATGTCGTGACAAGATTAAGGAATGTCTAAAGATTATCATGTCTGGAAATGAGAAAGATGTGAATAACTTTATCCAAGACTTTCGTAAAGAGTTTATGCAGTTGCCTCCAGAAGAGATTGCGTTTCCTCGTTCTGTTAATGGACTTGCAAAGTGGAGTAGTAGTTCAAGTATATTCTTGAAAGGTGTTCCTATGCATTGCCGTGGTGCGTTATTATACAACCACTTCTGCAAACAGAAAAAACTTACAAACAAGTATCCTCTTATTCAAGAGGGTGAGAAGATTAAGTTTATTCACATGCGTACACCAAACACAATGTCATCTAACGTGATTTCTTTTATAACTAAATTACCAAAAGAACTTGACATTCATCGCTATATCGACTATGATCTACAGTATGAGAAAGCGTTTGTAGAACCATTGACATTTATTATGAACCAGATTGGATGGAACATTGACCGTTCATATGGGACACAAACAACACTTGAGGACTTTTTTGGATGATACTAGAACGAGATGATGCAATATTTGCCGCAACAAAGTTGATGACTTATTTCAAAGACTTTGGGCGCATTGATGATTATTTTCGTGCTCGTAAGATTGAACGTGTAAAGAATATTCCTACTGCACTGCCAGGATTTGGATTGGAAGATGATATGTTCCAAGACTACAGTATGCATCCAGAGGATATGAACTTTGCTATTGTACAAGTCCCATCTAAAACTTTCGACACTATGTTAGAAAAGGTTGCATCGTTCTCGCCTGATAATGCGCCTGGCAAAGAGATGAAACTAGTTGTTAAGGAAACAACTACAAATACTGTGGTTGGGTTTATTAAACTAGGTTCTCCACTAATCAACTCTAAACCTCGTAACGATTACTTGGGTGGTGTTCCAGATTTACCTATCTTCAACAAACGTGCTATCATGGGTTTTAATATTGTGCCTGTACAACCATTTGGATATAATTATCTTGGTGGTAAACTGATGGCTGCAATCTGCAACTCTCATGCAGTTCGTAGAATGTTAAATGAAAAGTATGATACAGAGTTTTGTTTGTTTGAGACAACATCACTCTACGGTAATATCAAAGGTTCTTCTATGTATGATGGTATGCGTCCATTCTTACGTTACAAGGGCGACACCCAATCTAAGTTTCTATTGACACTTGGAGAAGAAATCTACTTTGAGATGCGTGATTGGTTTACAGAAAAGAATGATGGCGAAGACTTGATACATAAAGGTGCATCATCTCGTAAACTGAAAATGCAAACTAAGATGGTTGGTGTTATCAAAGCAAGTCTAAAGGAACACGATACAAAAGCATATGAGTTGTTCTCTAAAGAGATTGCAAAGGCTGGTGATGTTACCACACAGAAAAGATTCTACATGGGTGAGTATGGATACTCTAATGCAAAAGATGTTTTATTAGGTAGAACAGATGTCTTGACAAAAGCAGAAAACTATGATAGATTTGAACTTGAAGGTGTGATTGCATGGTGGAAGAAACTTGCTACCAAGCGCTATAATAAGATGATTGCAGAGAATAAGGTTCGTACAGAACTAGAAGTCTGGAATCAAGATACTATGGATAAGATTGATATTATACGATGATTGGATTTACTTGCGGCGCTTTTGACTTACTACATGCTGGACATGTTGTTATGCTTAAGGAAGCTAGAAATAACTGTGATAAGTTAGTTGTAGGATTACAGACTGACCCTTCTATTGACAGACAAGACAAGAATAAACCAGCACAATCAGTATATGAAAGATACGTTCAATTGTCGGGCGTAAAGTATGTGGATGAGATTATTCCATATGATACAGAACAAAGTCTAGTAGACTTGCTACAATCACAAGAGATTGATATTAGATTTATTGGAGAAGATTATAGAGACAGGGAATTTACTGGTAGCGACCTGCCCATAGAAGTATTTTATACTAGTAGACAACATTCTTTTTCTTCAACTAATTTAAGAAAAGTTATAAAAAGTACTTGACATATGCCTTATATTAGGGTATATTATAATAGTAAATGCCGAGGTGGTGTTTACATTAAACCGAACCTAGTGTTGTTCATGTGACTTGTACGTTCATGGAAACTAGTGTTCTAACAAAAGGAGTGACATTATGTCATCAAATATCGTAGAGCAAAATATTGCAACCCCCCCTGCCTCATATGAGGCGTATCTCTATCAGTACACAAACTTGACTGATGGAAAAGTATATGTAGGAATTCACAAAGGTTCTGTGGATGACCCCTACAACCATTCTTCAACAAACGAAGAGTTTCAAAAAGTATTCGCTAACTCAAAATCAAAACTGAAATTTGAAGTTACTTCATATGGAGATTATATGGAGATGCAGAATGCTGAACATCGCATTCTCAAAAAAGCAAATGCTCGTAAAAACCCAATGTTCTATAACTTGTCGAATGGATTTCCACAATTCGCAGAACCAGATATCGAAAACTGTGTGTTTATTAACCAGCAGATTGATGATGGTGTCTTTCCTGTAACAGTCGAAGATATTCAAATTCATGCAGAGATGTCGGCACTACAGGTTCGCTTCCAACATGACCCAGAACTGCAACGCACTATCAAACAGAAAATTGATGATGCACGAGGCAACACTGATGCTTGTAACCCTGTTCTTGTATGGGAAGGACGTGGCGCAAATGGAGAAGATTTGCGTGGTGATGGAAACCATACAGTCTTGGGTGCTGCACAGTCAAAACACGCTGTAGATATTCCAGTGATGCGTATTCCATATGCTGTCCATTCTGAACTTACAGATGAGGAGTTGCGTTTCATTGGTAACTTGCGTAACAAAAAACCAACTATTGTGAAAAAAGATATTTCAGAATCAGATGGTATCAAATACGTTATGGACATGGCATTGAAAAAAGTTCCTTTCAATGCACAGTCAAATGTTACTGCACTAAAAGAGTTTGGGTTTACAAAAGGACAGATAAAAACTATCTTGAACAAAGCAAACCAAATTCTTGAACAGGAGGCAGAACATCGCACTGCTGGACGATTGTTTATCAACTACAAAGCAAAACCACATTCAACTGCCTTGGATGCGAAAGTTGCTTCGTATAACCGCCCAGATATTGGACAGTCTTCAATGTACTTTTCATCTGGTGCTTTGCGTTTGGAACGTGTTCTTGAAACTATGTATGCTACTGAAACTACAAAATGTGTAGTTGTTATTCACCACCCAACAGTGGCGCAATCAAAATTGTGGAAAACACAAATCCAACCTCTTTGGTTGAACATCTGTAACAACTTCAACCTTGACGTTGAATTCGTTGAGATGGATATGTGGATGGATGATATTTCAGTAAAGGATGCCGCATGAATCTCTTTGAGATAGGGCAAGAACAAAAACTTCAAAAGACTGTTAGGGTACTCTGGTATCCTAACATTACTTTCCAGAAGGATATTGAAAAAGATAGTTATATTCAAGTTGTCAAGAATCAGATTAAACTTCTGAATGAAATTCGTGATGACTTGTGGCACTATATGATTCTACCTTTTGAAGTTCCATCATTACAATTTGATAATGTGACGCAGTGGTACATGGACTTCGAAACTTATCCTCAAACCATGCGCTCGAATTTCCGTGTAGATGTAGTACGAAAGATGCTTAACAATAGTCTAGATTTTGATATTGTTATGTCACACTTGCCTGAACATACACACCAACTTACTAATACACTCTATAATGTAACACACCATATGCCTCCAGTGATGGGATATTCTCATTGGTTCGACCTAAAAGATGTTGTTGCATGGCCTAAAGATAGTTTCCTACAAAACATGACTGGGCTATTAGAGTATGATAGATGCTATATCAATACACAGGCACAAAAGGACTTGGTGATTGAACAAGCAACAGAAACATTCAACACTAAAACTATTATCAAATTAGATGATATATTGACTGTTCAACACTTAGGTGTTAAAGAAGAAGATATTGTTGACGGTATAAATGAGAACCCAGAAAAGATTATTGTATTTAATCACAGACCTGATACATACAAACACTTCAAAGAATTTATCGCCCTGACTGATAAGTTGTGGGAAATACGACAGGACTTCAAAGTTTGGATACCTCTCTTAGATAAACCTAATCGTGATTATGTTGTGACAACAAAGTTTGATAAACAGGGATACTATAAAGAACTTAGAAAGTGCTATATGGGATTCTCTCCAAAACAAAAGTACGGTGGTTGGAGTGTTAGCACGACAGATGGTATGATGAACGGCGTTCCTTATATCATGTACGATGCTGGATACTACCATGAACTGCATGATAAGGCTTCATTCTTCAGTGATGATAATGACGCACTAATGATGATGAATACATATCTAGATGACCTTCCATTTAGAAATGAAGAGGCAGAATATGCCTTGGAACACATTCGTAATAATCTTGTATACAAAGATAAGATGATAGAGATGAACGGATACATGAACGACTTGTTATCGAAACAGAAGGTGATGGGAGATAGTGAGAAGTTTAAAGAGATTGTTGAATTTATAAAAACTAACAAAGAAGTTGGTAAAAAAGATTTGATGGATTGGTTGTGTTGGGGTAGAGGAATTAAGTGGACACCATATCGGCGTGCTCTTATGAATCATCCAAACATATTTGATGTGAACAGTTCTTACCCAACATACCGTTGGGAAGACTAACAAAGGAAAATGAAATGAAAGAAAATGATATTGTAACACTTGTGCTAACAAACGGTGCAGAAGTAATTGGTAAATACATTGTAGATGATATGATGTCCTATACTATTGAACGTCCACGTTTGGTACAAGTAAATGAAAAGGGTGTAGCTCTTGTCGATGGTGTCTGTATGACAGGCGAAAAGGTTGATGGAACTTTGCAGTTCAATAAGACTTGTGTTGCTTTCGTACTACCTACCATGAAAGAGATTGCTACAGGATGGCA